CTACAGGTGAATAGATAGTGCTTTTAATAGTAAACAGGATAAAAACAAGGGCTGGTATATTCTACAGCCCTTTTTTTTCTACATAACCTAAAAACTACAGGAGAAATATAGAAAAATGAAAACCCCTATAAATAATTTTATAGAGGAGAACGCAGAATCTAGATTTGACATCACTCTAGACTTCCACGCAGTAGAGAATGGAGTAGATTATATAGTGGAGTTTGTAGAGGAATTTAGAATACTAGATATAGTAAAACCTATCAAACGGAAAATGTCTATAGTTGGCGTCGACTCCTTGAGGGTACTTATAGAGAGGTGTAGGACTCTAGCAAGGAAATCTAATAGAAACTTGATTATTAAAGACTTAGAATCAAACTCTATTTATACCTCATTTGTAGACGTGGATAACTTAGTACAGGACTGCATTGATAGACAACGTGTTCTCAGGTATAATTACAAATTAAGAAAAAACACTAAGTCTAGATTACCTAATTATGAGAAAGTTAAAAAGATAGATATGAGAATTTTTGAGAACGGACGCACTGAGAGAAAGCGTGATACTAGAGTATGCTTTAAGCCTACAGCTAAGGGTAAATACTTACAAGGGTTCGGTAGAAATTCGGAAGTTTTAGATAAGTAATAATGTAGAAAGTAAATGGAGAGAATAATGAGTAAATTAACATTAAACGAAGTAGAAGAATCTATCAGTTACCTAGAGGATAAAATAGAGAAACAAGGCTCTATTGTAAATGAAAGAGATTTGACTCACTTAGAAAATTTATATCAACTATATAAATCTCTAGTAAGTGAACAGCTAGATATGGGTTATCCTATAGAAGACAAATAAAATAATTTATGTTAATAATAGAATAAGGAGAGAGTAATGAAATCTGCTAAGAAACAAGTTAAACTCTTAATGGCTCCTAAGAAGAAAAAGGTAGTTACTAAGAGAATCATAGAGTTTGGATTTGGAAAGAAGTCTACAGATAGGCTTAAGTCTAAAGAGGTTACACTCTATGAGTGAGGAGTTAAGGCATATTATCCTTCACTCTCTAGGGCTATGTGGAGAAGGACACCCTTCTCTACTTGCTCTAGTAGGGTATGCGACGATATGTCTACATTGGATAAGGTCTAAGCTAAGGAGGTAGAGTATGCATATAGGTAGTAAATGCTACGTACTCTTTAACTATAGAGTCTATAGAGGCTCAATAGTAGATGAAAACATAGACAGAAATCAATATCTAGTTAGAATAATAGATAATTCTGGGAAAGATTTTTCTATATGGTTTGATAAAGAGTATATATTTAATGGGACAGTATCTGATTCCTACGAATTACATCTTAATGATTTAGTAGGTGTAGAGGTTGAGGTAGAGCCTGATATATATAAGACTAGAGCAGGGATAGTAATTAGTATACGCTCTAATAATAAAGCCTATGTTATGCTAATAGGAGCAAATCAGAGAGGTAGCTTACCATATAATGATATAGCTGTAGTAGATAAAAGTAGAAAAGTTATTAGAGTATTTAGAGATGATAAAAATTCTATAAAAGAGAAGGTATATAATTGGAATAAATACTCTAGAGGAATTGCTTGTGATTATTTTGCTACACTCAGTAATTCTACTGCTGGAGAGATAATCTACGAATATCTAGAATTAAAAAATATAGAAAATAGCTGTACTGTACAAACTTGTAAGAGCTGTGATAAGAGAGTTCTAATTCACTCTATGGTAATATCAGACCATAGAGGACATCAGTTTCTTACAAATGATAAATCTACTGGCAACCTATATATAGAAACTTACTGTTCTGAATGTGCTCATCATTCTAAATTTAATTGTAAACTATGTGATAAAGATTATCTAATACTAAATAAAGCAGGGAAATATATGACTTATAGAGATGCAACTATTATAGAAAAGAACGGCTCTATATGTCTTAGTTGCTCTAGTAAAATGGTTCTCTGTAGACTATGCGGCGATTTAGAATTTGATAAATCTCTAGAAATAAATGGTGAAGTTCATTGTAAACATTGCTCTGAAGATGTTATTAGAGAATTTTACAGAGTACCTCAGAGAGCGATTAACCCAGCAAGTCATAAGAAATCTAACAGTTTTAAGAGAAATAAATTTCGTAGAAATGTTGGAGTAGAGATTGAATGTGTTCACGATTGGGAAGGACTCTCTATACCAAGAGGTTGGAGAATAGTTGGAGATACCTCTATTGATGATGAAGACTTTGGCTCTGAGTATGTAATGAAATTTCCTACAAATGGAGATACTCTGCTTAACGATATAGAGAGATTAACAAATATGATTAGCAATACTGGAGGCTATGTTAATAATAGTTGTGGACTACATATACACGTTAACGCTCTAGATATGCAATTAGAAGAAATGAAAAATTGTCTAGCATTGGGATATATATTAGAAAAATGGATTTTTAATATGCTACCAAAAAATAGAGAAGGAAATAGTTATTGTAAACCTTTGCCTAATATAAATACAAATAGTCTGCTAGATATAAAGACTCTAAGAGATTATACAGAGTTATGGTACAGGACTATTTCTAATACTTCTGTAGATGATGCTAAATATAATGACTCTAGATATAGAGGACTAAACATTCACTCTAGGATTGTTCACGGAACAATAGAGTTTAGATACCATCACTCTACTTTTAATATGCACGAAATAGAGAATTGGATTTCTTTGTGCCTATCTATTGTAGAGAACTCATTTAATATTAACAAAAATTTAAAAGATATAATTATTGATAGTAGCGACGTTACCCCTAAAGAGTTTTTCTATTATCTAGGGATACCTGAGTTCTACCTATATTATATGGAGCAATCAATGATTTACTAACAAATAAAAAAAGGAGAAATAAAATGGAAGAAATAAAAGAGGTAATTCAAGATTTAGAGAATATCTTATATGACCTTCGTGAAGGTGGTGATATATATAGTGCTATTGATAATTTGGAAAATGCTATTGACAATATGAATAAAAGAATATCTAAAGAAAGCACAAAATGATATTTAGTAAAGAAAGATTTATTTAATAATAAAAAAAGGAGAAAACACTATGTGTGGAATTTTCGGTTTCGCTAAGAAAGGCGAATCACAGAATGATTTCCAGATAGAGAAAATCCGTGAAGTAATTAGCAATCTAGCTGATTCCTCTATAGTTAGAGGAGATGACAGTACAGGGATTGCCCTTATTTCACCAAGATATAATAATATCTGGAAGTCTACGTTGTCTAGTGTAGAGATGACTAGTCATAGCGATTGGGATACTGTCTTAAGTGGTATCAATAGAGATACTACTGTAGGTCTAGGACACGTTAGGCTAGCAACTCACGGCACTATATCAGCAAAAAACTCTCACCCATTTAGTATAGGTGGAGTTATCGGTGCTCACAATGGAGTTTTAAGAAATCACGATAGTCTAGCATCTGAGATGAATATAGACATTGAAGTAGATTCTGAAGCCATTTTTGCATCTATTGATAAGTATGGAGTTAAGGAAGGTGTAGAGAAATTAAGTGGAGACTATGCTTTAACTTTTGTTAAGGATAATCCCTACGAGTTATATCTTTTAAGAGATGACTCTAGACCTATTAATTTCACCTATTGGAAAAAAGCTAAGACTCTATTTTGGGCATCTACCAGAGATATATTAGAAGAAGGATTAAGAGCCTCTGGGTTAATGTTAAAGACTCAATCCCTACAGAATGAATATATCTTTAAAATAGATACTAGAGATTTTTCTAAGAAGCCTGCATATACTTCAGAGAAATTTACTCCGAAGATTAGTTATGATAATTACTATTATTATGGCTATAATCCTAGACAATATAACTATGGTACTTATACATCTATGCCTACAAAATGTGGAATCTGTGATAAGGATACATATAATTATGAATGTATTTGTACTAATTGTCAATATATATCTGATACTCAGTATCAATGCGAGTTCTGTCAGAGTTATTTTGACCCAGACAAGTTACTCTATGTTAATGAAAATATGACTTGTTATGGTTGTAGTAATGAAGATAGTCCTAGTTGCGACTCTAAATGGCCTTCTAGATATTCTAAATTGATAAACTGTGATGGTTGTACTGAATCTGTCCTAGAGGAAGAGATTACTATATATGGTCAATATAATATATGTGAGGTTTGTGATAGAGATGACGAAATCAGAACATTCTTAGGAGGGGATTATTGTGACTAAATATAAAAAAATATCTTTTGTAGGGATACCTAGTCCTATTAAATATAAATCTAAGAAATACGTACTAGAGAAACTATATGAAAAGGCTAAGAGAAATCCATTTCTAATGGATAAAACCTATGAAGAATATTTAGACTTCGTTAGAACAGAAATAGAACTTCTAACATTAGAAGAGCCTAAAGACAAGACAGAAGAATCTCTCTATAATAAGCTAAAAGAAATAGGTTGGTTGAAAGAGATTCCTGTACTAGTATTTACTTTTCTTGGTATAAAAAACATAACCTAAAAGGAGTAATAATATGAGTGATACAGAGCCTAGAGTACTTTGTATTAGTTGTGAGGTAGATATTGAGAAGGAAGAACTTGAAGAGTATACCCACGATGATGAATCTTACTGCGAAGAATGCTTCTATGAAGATTGCTATATATGTGATGATTGTGGATTATCAGATAACAGAGATAATGCTTACTATATAGAAAGTCAAGATAGTATGGTTTGCGAGAGCTGTTATGGTGATGGCTATTTTATGTGTTCCTCTTGTGATACAACAGATAATTTAGACAGTTCATATTGGAGCGAATCTAACGGTGAATACTATTGTGAATCTTGTTATCCTTCGGAAGAAATAGACTATGGAGACCCTCCAGATGCATTGTATCCTATAGAGCGAATTGGTAGAACTTACAAGAAAAATAAAAGAAGAAGACTTGTAGGGATAGAATGCGAGGTAGAAGGAGTAGATATAGATGTATGGAGAGATGATGGTCATTCTGTAGATGGCTGGTCTGCTGTAAGTGATGGTAGTCTATCAAATACAGGTATAGAGTTTATTAGTAATCCTCCTTCTAGTGGAGATACACTATACAACAATATAGATAATCTAAATAGATACGTTTCAGAGAACTTTGACTATTTTATAAGTCAAAGTTGTGGTATGCACGTTCACGTTAATGCATTAGATGTAGGCTGGAACGAATTAAAACATATACTATATGTAGCTAGAAAATTAGAACCATTACTCTATGCTATGCAACCAGAGACAAGAAGAAAGTCTAGATGGTGTAAACCTATATTTTATAATAGTTATGATATTAGGAGTATAAGAAGTTGGGAGTGTTTTCAGGACTTATGGTATCAAGACGATAGCCCTAGCACTTCAAAGTATAACGAAACTAGATATCACGGTCTAAACTTACACGCAAGAGCATATTTAGGCACTATAGAGTTTAGATATCATACAGGTTCGTTGAATCCTAGAAAAATAAAGGCTTGGTCAGAGATATGTACTGCTATAGTAGATACAGGGATAGACTTATGCAATATTGCTTCTTGGTATAATGGAGAACCTCCTTCTTCTAGTAATATTAGACATAGAGATATGATAGATTTTTTCATTAAGAAAAATGATATACAGATTAATACTACAATAGATAGAGTATCTAGTTTACTAAATCTTACTGATAATGCTAAGAAATATATGACAGATAGAGTAAATCAATTTAATGAACCAAACTCTACTCCATATACTGTTTCTAGGGATACTAAATTAGGTCAAATTTATTCACAAATTGGATAAATTATTTAAAATAAATGAAAAAAGTTGTTGCTTTACCCCTTGTAATTGGGTTAAGTTCGTTTCACGAACTGGGGGGCTAAAGATAAAAAAGAAAAAAGATATATATACTTAGTATATAGTCTTTATAATAGTTATGATTAAGGAGAGAACTAAATGCCAGCTATAGGGTTTAAATATCCTAATGGAGATACAATTACATTTGAAGACTGCTTTGAAAATAAAAAAGTAGACTTAATAAGAATGGGTTGTACCTTACCTATGCTAAGAGCACTCTCAGAGCAGAGGGCTCCAGATAGAAAACCAAGTACTACAGAATTACTTAATGGTACTTGTGAATCCTTCCTTAAGAGAACTAAAAATTACTACATAGACCCACAAGAGTGTGCCTTTAGAATCTCTGGTACTATGCACCACGAAAGATTAGAATCATACGGCGAAGACCTAGAAGTAGAATCTAAACTAGAAGGTTATGGTATTACAGGGATTACCGACTTGTATGACCCAGAGTCTAGATTATTAATAGACTATAAAAACTGTGGCTCTTATAAGGTAGCACAGGTCTTAGGTATGAGTTTCTACTTAGGAGATTCTCCTACAGGCGAAAGATACAAGAGAAATAGTAAGTGGGGGAAAAAGGGAGATATAAAAAAGGTTAAAATATTTTATGAAGATAAGGAAAATGCAGATTATGGAGATTGGCTATGGCAGTTAAATTTCTACAGACATCTTTTAGAGAAACAAGGAAAGATAGTTGATAAGATATATGTACAGGCTACTGTTAGAGATGGTGGAGTACAAGTCTCTAGAGAGAGGGGAGTACATAATAATTTATATTTAATAGAGATACCTAAAATATCAGATGAGATGTTATTGGGTAAATTTCTACCAAGAAGAGATAAACTATTATCTTCTTTAAAGACAAACTCTTTGCCTAGTAAATGCACAGATGAAGAAACTTGGAATGGTATGAAATGTCAAAAGTATTGTGAAGTTAGAGAATTATGTCCATATATAAAAGGAGAAAACTAAATGAACGTAAATGATAGAGACGTAGTAGTAACTATGAAATTCAGTCTTAAAGAATTGTTAATTATGAATGACGCTCTTGCTACTTATTTAAAAGAGGATGGCATTTGGTTTTCATACGATTTAACTAATTTACAATCAGATATTAAAGATGTTATAGACAAGGCTAATAATTATGTATCTGAAAAAGAGGCAGAATAGTATGGTAGTAAATATATCTAGAGATAAATTTATAGAGTTTGCTCAAGCTAGAAAGTTTGGTACACCTCTTAACAGAACTTGTCTTACAGAAGAAGAGATTAAAGAAATATATAGGCAAAGAAAAAATCTAAAATCTAAAACAAAAGGAGAGAGTTATGGCAAAACTAATAGTAAAAGATGAGATTAAAGATTCTATATTAGAGAAACGGAAAAGAATATCAAGCGAGACGACTCCTAATATATTTGTTAAGAGGAAAAATGATGGGTATGATTATGTTGAGGAAGCCTACTTAAGGTCTAAACTTAATGAGGAGTATCCATTATGGTCTTGGTCGCCTGCAGGGGATAACCCTGTACAGTTCTTAGGTTCTGAGTGGGTTGTAGTATCTGGAACTTTGAGAATAAATGAAGATGGTTATACTAAAGAATTCTTTTCTCCAGGTGCGGCTCGTATACAATTTAAAAGAGGTAGCGAGCACGTTCCAGAGAATGTTGTTGATATAGATAAAAATGTAGCATCTGCTAATACAAATGGCTTTAAAAGAGCAGTAAATAGGTTAACCAACATAGCAGATGACGTATATAGAAAGCAAGTAATTGACCCATCTCTTTCAGATGAAGAAGTAGAAATGATAGAATCTTTAATGGAAGAATTAGATGATAGTACTAAGGACACAATAAGAGAAGGTATAAAGAACTTGACTATTAATAAGACAAACATAAAAAGAACAATAGAAAGAATAGAAACAATAATAAAACAACAAAGGAGCAATAATGAGTAATGTAACTGATATACTTGGTAATATGAATAGTAGTGATGCCTACTATGACCCTTCACAGGATTTTGATGGTGTAATGCCTGCAGGAGAATATCTTGCACACGTAGAATCACTAGAAATCAAAGAAGACATAGTAATTAAGAATAAATTCTTAGCAGATATTTATATTCCTACATTTACTATAGCTAAAGAAAATGAAAATAATGAATATGGAGTTAACGGAGATAAGGTATCTGGCAAGGCTTTCGTTGATAGAAAAGTTCCTTCAAAAGGATTTTTTCGATTCAAGAACCCAGACTCAGCTAAGTACCCTCAACTCTCTGACTCTCCAGGTTCAAATAAGAGGTATATGGAACTAGCCTCTGGTTTAGGGCTTACTGTAGAAGAGTCTGATGGTAGATATAGACTACCTACTATGGACGAAGATACGATAAAGGGAACACCTGTTAAAATCAAAGTCGTTCACGATAAATGGTTAGGTAGAGATGGTGATGAAATGGTATCTCCAAAGGCTATTGATGTTAATGAATGGAAAGAGGGAACTAAAGTTCTAAGCGACATTCCTTTCTAGATATGCAAATTCAAAAATGGAATGACATAATGGATAAATTCATAGACCTAGTAGGTTATGATGAAGGAGTCAATTATGTAACTACTGCTAAACAAGATTTGTATGCTGAAAAGTATATATATGAGTTAAGCAGTTGGGAAGATAGAGTATTAACTAGAAAACTAAGGAATACATATGTCGCCCTTAAGAATAAAAAAGAACATCAAGAGAGCATTAGTAAACGGAGAAAAAATAACCCAAGTTGATGCTCGAAGGTTTGGAGTTAGTGTTATTTCTAGATACATATATGAGTTAAGAAATGATGGTTTAAAAATTAAATCTAAACCTTTAAATAACAGTAAGTACCTTGTTTATTATATAGAATAAGCTTGTTTACTCTCGTAGGTATGGTCTTTAACTCTCCTTTCGCCATACCTTTTAAGGCTATGTGGGGCTCGATACCCTGCATAGCCACTATGCTTGGTAGCAAATTTCAAAACACTTAAACCTGTTAGTGAAAAAATAATCTAATAGGAATGTTTTTGTTGTGTGTAAGAATAGTGGTTGGCGCCTAGAAGCTACCAAGTAGATTTAATAACGTAAAGGAGAAACAATGAAAAGAACTTCTACTTATAAAAGTAAGTTTAAGGAAAATGATTGGTATAATCAGCTAATGAAAGACGATATCTGGTACAATGTGAATTGTGCGCCAGATTCTTATGTTGAAGAGATAAAAGGTTCTACTAATCCTTTTGTACGATTTAGCCCTAAACAATGCATAGTTTGTGGGTTAAGGTTTGATGGTAATGGAAGCAATGAGGTTGAACTACCAGAGTGGTTTAATAAAATGCCTTTAAAGATTCACTTATGCAGAAAGCATAAACCAGAATATAAGAAATGGTATAGAGAGAATAAATCTCTTATGAGTTCATTATTTAACGTAAGAAAAATAGGTATAGAGCACGAAGACTCTATAGCATATTGGTATAAAAAGGAGAAGTCAAATGAAAGTAGAAAATAAGCCTGTAGAGATACTAAGAGACTTGCTACATAATAGCAACAAATTAGGAATAACTGAAATAAGAAGTATAGCAGATGCGGTAAGGTTATTGGTAGAAAAAGATAATGAATCTATGAAGATACCTACAGAGTGTTGCCGTAGCAATAATTATTCTACTAATATTATAGAAGCTGATTTATCTAGCGAAATAGGAGAGTAATATGGAATGTTATAATTGTGAATATCCAATGGAAGAAGTAGAGTTTGGGGATTCTTCATCAGACGAAACTGAAGTTGGATATGAGTGTGAAGTTTGTGAGCATACTGTCTGCCCAGATAGTCTAGGAGACTATGCTCTTAATTCTTGGTATGGAGAAATAATATGAAAGTAGAAGATTTTTTTGCTTGGTCTGAAACTGAAATGGATATAGAACATAAGATAATGTATTCAAAAGGTAAGGAATATACTGTATCCTCTGATGATAAATTGAAAAATTTTAAATCTGTAGGAGAAAGATTAAACTTAAAGCCAGAGGAAATACTACTAGTGTATCTACTAAAACATATGGATTCTATAAGAAATTATGTGCAGACAGGTACAGAGGCGTGCGACGAAAGTATATCTGGAAGAATAAGAGATGCTAGGAATTATCTTTTATTACTGCATGCTATGATTTTAGAAACAAAAAACGGAGAAGAAAATGGAACTAAAGAAACTAGCTAAAGCTGTATTTGGAGAAATAAAGAAAGCTGTCTTAATGGACAATGTAAAGTTTGTCAAAAGTCAAAATAAATCTAAGAAAAGAAAAGTTAAATCTAGAAAAAATACTAAAAAAGGAGCAGTGAGTGAAAATTAACTTTGAAGATAATCATCGAACCTCCATATATAACTATGGAATGGTAGAAGAAAAATATCCATTTATGGTTACTACAGGATATTTCTCCGTATCTAATAAATATGCTGTAGATAATATCATATGGCTAGATGAAGAACCTCCTAAGAAAGGCAAAGCAGAAAAAAGAATTAAAGAATTAGCTTTGAAAATCAATGCCAAGTAAGAGTAAAGCTAAAGGAAATAGATTTGAAAGGCTATGTGTAGACATCGCAAAGGAGAATGGTGTCGAGGCTATTAGAGCCTGGGGTAGCGATGGTCGCTCTTTAGGAGAGGTAGCTGAGGTAGACATTATTGTAGGTGGCTACAAAATACAATGTAAAACAAGAAAAAGGATAGCGCAATGGATAAAACCAGAGTCGGAGAAAGTAGACATACAGTTAGTAAAAGAGGACAGGGGGAAAATTTACGCAATCTTGACGTACGAGAGTTTGTTACATTTTCTCAAGATAAAAGCCAAGCAAGATTAATCGCCGCAGAAAAACTAAAAGCTCTTTCTGTTGCTTACTTTTTTGGTGATTGGAACTTTACTGATAGTGGCAAAATAAATATTAAACCAGATAAAGATTGGATTATGACAACTGATATGTTATTATCTGAGAATATATCAGGTTCTAGAAGTAATAAGCCTCATCAAAAACACGAACCAAGATATTGTAAAGATTGCAGGAAGCATTGGGTATGGTATTCTAGTATGGATAGCTCTAGGAGTCGCAGAGTAACTCAAGAATATTTAAGACAGAGCATATTCGGTAATATTCCTGCAGTAAAGGAGATATGTGGTAATTGTGAAGATGTATAAATGCCCAACTTGTGGCAAAAAAACAAAAGAAAAGGATTATAATAGAACTGTTCAAGAAATTAGAGATTCTATGGAAGAAAAAACTGTTAAAGCTATAGATGGTATTTTCTCTAGATTGAGTGGTGTAGAGGTTGAATCTTTTAAGAATATATTTTTTAACGAAATAAAAGATATTCAACAGATTATAATTAGAAGAGGAATCAGTGTATTTAGTACAAAAAGATTATACGAATCTGGATATGGAATTAAATATCTATTAGGTGTAATCAAAGGAGAAAACAGGACATTTGAAAAAAGAAAACAGTATGAGAAAAAGTACCTCGACAGGTTACCCCCAATTTCACGTAAATGACTTTGCCAATGCTTATGATATTAATACTGAAAAAGCATTACTAGGAAGTATTTTACTAGATAACTCTAGCTTGTCTAGAATTAAAGCTTGGATACCAACGCCAGAAGTATTCTATGCTGACATTAATCAAAGAATATGGAAATCAATACTAACCCTTGAAGATAAAAATGAATCTATAGATATTATCACTATACATAGTGAATACAAAGAAAGAAGTTCTAATAAAGATGATTTTTATTATATAAGTGGATTACCAGATGAAGTTCCTACCTCAGCTAATATAGAGTACTATGCTAAAAGAGTTCACGAGTATTGGTTAAGAAGAAAGTTGATTAAACAAACTCGCAGGATTTTACAGCTATCTGATGATGAGTCTAAAGGTGTAGAGGTTTTGCTAGAAGAGGCTCATACAACTATAGGTAGTATGTTAAATCTTAGACCTAATAGTGAATTTAATTTAGATAATCTATTAGAAGAAACTATGGACTCCATATATAAAGGTAAGAACTTGCAAAAAACTGGTTATGATAGTATTGATAGATTAATATCTGGAATGACTAGGGGAGAGATTACTATTGTAGCTGGAAGACCAGGAAATGGAAAGACTACGTTAGCGGCGAATATTGCTAGAAGGTTAGTACTAAATGGTAAAACTGTAGTAATGTTTAATAGAGAAATGCCTAATGTGGAAATGATGAAAAAGATTATAGCTATGGAGTCTGGTAACCTTAGCTATAGTAATTTAAGGCACGGAATAGATGAAAATGCAATAGAGTTGCATTCTACTATAGACAGAATAAGCAAGAAGTATAAGAACTTATTTATGTTTGATGATGTTAGAGACCTGCCTTCATCAATTAGAGAAATAAAAAGAATAAAGCCAGATGTTGTAATTGATGACCACGTTGGGTTAATTGAGTTTCCATCAAGAGATAATAGAGACTTAAGGATTAAGATTGGAGAAGTATCTAAAAAATACAAATGGTTGTCTAAGTCTGAGAATATGTCTGTTATACTTGTATCCCAATTAAATCGTAATGTTGAGCATAGAATAGATAATATTCCTAGATTATCTGATTTAGCAGAATCTGGTTTCTTAGAACAAGATGCTGAAACTGCAATGTTTGCACATTATCCTTGGGTTTCTAGATATGATGAAGTTGATAGACTTGAGTTTAACGTGTATGTTGCTAAAAATAGATACGGAGAAACAGGTATGGTCAGAATGGGGTACAATGGTAACAAGTGTCTAATTTACGATTCTTTAGAAGAAGCAAAGCTACATGATAAAAATGGTAGTTAAAGGCTGTGAGTTGTGCGACTCAGAAAACAGTAAAAGACGTGAAGATAATATTCATATTTGTTGTGAATGTAATAAAAAATACCCTATTAAAAAGGAGAAGAAATGAGAGCTTTATTTTTAGAAGTTATTAGAAGTGCTTTAAATATTTTTATATGTATATTTATACTAAAAGCAGGAATAGATTTAGGGAATAGTTATTTAATAATAGCATCTCTTTTGATGTTTTGGAGCAAAATAATAGCTGTTACAGAAAGAAGAGTTACTTGGGAAGCGACTAAAAAGAAATCTTTTTATGTTGAGAAGTTTAGAGGAAATGAGAATTTAGACAGCAGTTTAAACTATATTAAAAGAGGATAATATTATGAGTAAAAACAGTGAATCCTATATGGAAGATTATATTGATATTGATAAAGTAGAAAATAGTAAAAATAAAAGTTGGGGGCCTCCATACTCTATGTCGTATGGATATGACGAGAGAAGTAAGGATAAAACAATAACCAACAGAGACCCTGGAGATGAAAACGACTTTAAAGATAGAAGAAAAAAAGAAAGAAGAGTTAAGAACTACAGAATAAATGCCGCAATTCTAAACAGAAGAGAAAAAGATAGGAGAGATTAAATGCCTTTAAATCAAGACTTTCAAAACAATAACTTTGATATAGATTTAGAATTTGGTATAAATAATGAAAAAAGAATCTGTGAAATACTAGAAGGTGGTAGTAAGATAGAAGTCAAAACAGAAAGAGATATATGGAAGAAAACAGGGAATATAGTTATTGAGTATAAAAACGGAAACACTCCATCTGGGATATCTATTACAGAGGCTGAGTATTGGGTTCATAATTTAACTTATAAAGATAAAATGGTTTTTAGTTTTATATTCCCTGTGGAAAAGTTAAAAAAAGTAATTAAGGAAATGACTAAAAAAGGATTTACTGCTAAAGCATCTGGTGGAGACTTTGGAAAATCAAAAATGATATTACTACCTATTAGAAAACTAGTTAATCACTTATTTCTTTAAAGACTTTAAATGTATTAGCGTCCATATTTATAAATAGGGTTATTTTCATCAATTGGAAATCTGCCATACATGTTTATAGGATTTACCATAAGGGCTTCCATAAGCCTTTGATATGGACTATAATCTTCTCCAGCAAAATCCCATTTGTCTTGTACACCGAAAAATGGAGAGCCTTCTTCATCTTTTCCTATGTATTCCTTAAAGCGACCACCTAAATCTAGATTACTACCAAATACTGATTTTATTCCTTCTGGGATATCCATAGTTTCTCCTGGAGAAAGAGTAAATATTAAATCCTTTAACTCTGTTTCCTGAGAAGGATTTTGACCAAAGAACCCTTCAAATCTAGAGTAAGGGGATATATCGTATATAGGGGCGTCTTCATATCCAACCATATCTTTTAAAATCTTTCCAGAATATTCAGGCATTTCCTGTTCTTGATATCCAAGGTATATGTCTAGCAGATTAGGATTTTCTAAAGGGGCCTCTCCTTCTGGTAGCGGAGAAAACATAACTCCATCTAATTTGTTAGTTATAGATTGCCCTGTATAATCTCCTAATTCTCCTGAGCGAATATTCTGTATCCCCAACCAAGGCTTTCCAGCAACAGCTGCACGATAATTACTAGAAGCAAGTCTAGCCATATCTTTTATAGACTCCCTTTTAGCACTATCTTGTTCAGCTAAAGTTATTAAAGAGTCTATAGCACTATGAGCATTGTCTGACTCCCACCAGACATCAAATATTTCCTCATCCCCTTCACCTCTTAAAAAATCTTTCAACAGTTTTTCCATTTTATTTCTCCAAATTATTCATTAAACATTTCCCTAGATGCCTCTGGTTGTTCGTACATACTCTTAGGGTAATATATAGTTGGTTCTACTCCATATTGTTTTCTGTACTCTCTATTAAATCCGTGCTTTAATAGTTCAGATTTTACAGGAGCAATAGTTTTATCCCATATTTTTTTTCTCATATCCCAATCTTTCTGAGCTTTAATAACTCTATCTACATCATCAGGAGAGTTTTCTTTTAAATACTTTAAAAATGCTTGATATTTACTCCTAGACAATGGAACTCCTAATTGCTTTTCCTTGTGCGAAGTAGAGTAAGTAGGGGAAGTAGATAAAATCTTTTGTGATACTGTTGCTATAGATTGTGTTAAGGCTGAACGATAGGTATGAGAACCTGGATTATCATTCAAGGTATTAGCAGTTAAAAGCATAACAGAGGCTTCGTATATTCTTCTTTTTTCAGCTTCTGAGCCTGCCCAAAATAAATTCTGCAACTGAGAATAGAACTCTGTTTTTGCATTATAAGTTCTTCCTTTATCAAGTTTCATATCTCGTTTTCCTGTAGCATCAGCATATATAGTTTGTAGTTTTGATACATATTCTGCTTCAGTTTTATAGGGCTTTGCTTTTTGACCCCATTGTTTTTTAATAGCATTAAATAGAGGAATAGTTTTTTCTAAATAATTTATAGACTCATTAGACATACCCTTGAATATATTTTTATAAGCTTGTTGTTTTATTCTTTCTCTATCTTTAGGGGATAAAGGTTTACCTGGTTCTCCCTCTAGCTTATCTACCATTGATAGCATTTTAGCAACGTCGCCTCCTAGACCTGTACTTGCACCTGCAAGAAGCATTCCTATTAAATCACCTGTTTTTTTGGTATAATCTAATACTGCAGGAAGATAACCAGACCTATCATCTACAAGGTTACTAAAAATCCCTAATAATTCCCCCTGTAGCATAGTATTCATAATCTGATTTGGCATTGCTTGAAACATATCTCTCTCTGGGGCTCCAGATGCTAAATAATATAAATACTCTTTAACTGCTCCTGTAGCATAAGCCGCTCCTGCCCATTTAAGAATCGGCCATGGATTACCTGCTCCTGCAGGAACAACAGCATTCTTATATAATGTATTAGTAGACCTGTACGCCATTCTATGAAACAAAGTAAATGGTCTCATAAATTTAGACTGAAATGCGGTTGGCATATATTCTATTGTAGGCTGACCTTGTGTAATTCTATGTGCTCTTTGCATAATTTTTTGCATTTCAATTTCTGTAAAGTATCCTCTTTTTACAATTTGGTTCATATTTTGCAAATCAAATGTTTTAAATAATAAGTGTTTGGCTTGTCCTTTACTCATACCTAATCCTAGAGAACTAGCTTCTCCTCTATATACTCTTAAAGCTTCTTGGGCGGATATTCTACCAGCAGCTACTGCGGTCATCCTATTTACTATTTCAGTAATATACATAAGTCCAGGGTTATATCTTACTAGTTTTTGAGTTTCTAATAATCTTGTTCCAGTCTCTATAGCCCCTATAGAAGATGTTTCCTCAAATACACGGCGATACCCTTCTTTGGTGGAAATTTCTTTTATAGCTTTAGCTGTAGCTCTAGCACCAAAAACTGTAGCATTAGCTCCCTGCCCTAACATAGCATTTTTTATACCTGACGTTGGAAGAGATAAGGCCGCATTAGAAACAGGGCCTATCATTTTATTAAAGCCACTTATTAATAAATTTGAACTTTCGTGCTCTATTGAAGTACCATGAATTTGGTGCTTCATAATACTTTCTACGTATTTACTAATCTTCTCACTATTAGTTTCTCTAGCTATATTGTTTATAAACTCTTGAGCAACTTGACCCTTAATTCCTGGAGAGCCTTTGAATTTCCCCTCTGGAGTTAGAGAGGCAGAGCCATAAGTTCCTGTAACTGATAATATATGTGCCATTTTATTAGCATATCTTGACAAAACATCAGGTAAGCTAGTTTCATATACTTGTACTATTCTATCAATAGTTTTACCATTAACAACATCACCTTTTTTATAGGTATTAAATTTATCTAATTCTATTGGCTTTCCATTTATATCTAATCCTATTTCAGGAGGTATCTCTGATTTTATCCTAGAGTATTGATTACCATATATTCCTATATCATCAATATACCCAGAAGATTCATTAAACTTTTTCTCCATTCTCTCTCTAATAGCTTGTTTACTATATTTAGTAGCTTCATCAAGATATTCTTTCTTTTTAGTTTCGCTTCTAGCGTTTCTAGATTTTTTTATTAAACTTTGAAATTTTTTATTCATTTGTACAGCTTCCATATCATATCTCACCATTTTATCAATAATATATTGCTGATAAGGAATATTAGTACCAAATAAATCCCTAGCTTCATTTGTAATTATTCTATGTATATAGTCTTTTACAATATGATTATGTTTAATTTCTTTAATTTCTACAGTCCTACCTTCAGTAGTAATTACTTTGTCTCCTGGTCTTAGGTATTGAATGCCTTTCTGTTGTCTACCATCTATTCCTTGAGCTCCTATAGTTGCCTGTACATTGACATCTATTATTTTTCCATTAGTATCAATTGCTGACCAAATTGGTTCTGATACACTTTTACCAGCTTTATTTACAGTTTTAACAGATACTCCATAAGCAACTGCCTTGTCAACAGTTTCTGATAGAGTATTTTTTATTAAATTAATAGCGTCATTTCTAGTCTTAACGTCCTTAATAGGAGCAGTAACATAATCTTTAAAGAATGGGTCTACTTCTCCAAATAAAGAGTTCATTTGAGGTTTAGATAATCCCATTTCCTCTAATCTTTTTTGTAAAGTACTATATGCGCCTAATTCTAAATCATATATATCTCTAAATGATTCTAGTTTATAACTCAGTTCTTTTGCAGTTGGAGATTTCTCTCCTATTTTACGCAAATAAGTAACAGGGTCTAATATTATATCTCTACTAATAGCATCAAATGTTCCTAGAATACCTTTTCTATCTTTAGCTGTCTCTAAGTATCCTAAATGAGGTCTTTCAGATAGCGAAGTTCTTACACTATGACTTAATATCTTATTATAATCAACTAGTTCTTTTACTCCCATATTAGTAGTTGAGCCTTGGCTTTCTGGATACAAAGCCTCTTTCATATACTGAGCATCTTTGTTAGAAGCTCCTAAAGCTCTTTCCTTGCTTTTAGCTTGAATCTGAGCTCCTCTATGCAATTCTTTGTTATCATTTATTTTATCTTTTATTTCATTAATTCTTTCTGTAGCCTTTGTTTTCTCACCTAATATTTCCTTAGAACCTACTTCATTCCCTCTTATATCTTTTTTAGTAACTTCCCATACTCTCTGACTTCTATTATATATAGATTCTACATTAAATATATCCCCTTCTCCAAAATTTTTAGCTCTTTGATATCTTCTGAGAAAAGATTTTAGTGGCATATCTTTAATTGCTTTAGAACTAATATCTTGATAAGTAACCCTAGGCACTTTCCCTTTAACAGTATCAATTCTTAATACATCAACATTTTTATCTTTAAAGCTTCCACTTTTTCCTACATAAGGAACCTGAAGGTCACTGCTCCTTGTTTTAAAAGTCATCTTCAAAACTTGGTCGGCAACATTTTTGTTTTGCTTCATAAACTCTGTAATTTTATTTTCTGGCATTCCCAAGCTTCTTAAAGTTTGCTCTTGCTTTTGTCTAATCTGTATTTTATTAAACCCTTGTGCTCCATAATACAGAGATAACATACCAAATCCATGAGTAAATCTATCAGTTAATGTCATTTCTTGAGGTTCTCCACCAGGAGAGAAAGGCATAACCTTGTCAGAGCCAAAACCTATACCAAAAAGCATTGGAGCACTAATAGCATTTTGAGATAATTTCGATATCTCTAAAAACTGAGGAGAACCTGCTAATGTAAATAAATAACCCATAAGACTATCATTAAGATATTGTTTACTTCTTTCTGTTAAATCCCAATAAGGAAGATGGCTTTTAACTTGACCATGAAGACCAAACGAAAGGCCATTAGAGATAAATTCATTTAATGCCTCCGCACTTTTAGGGGCTTTAGATGCTAAATCTACTATAGTTTTAGTATAGTTAGGTATTCCTCTACCTAAAATTCCTGTCGCCGATGGAACTAATATCTCTCCTTTTTCATTAATAAAAGTATTTTTTGCCTTTTCTTTTGATAAGAATTTTTCTGCCTGTTTAATTTTACCAGAGTCTTTTAACTTAGTATACTTAGCCATTGCTTTTGCAGCTTTTTTCATAGCAGGGTCAGTTAAATTTCGTACTCCACCAATAATTCCTTTGAATAATCCAAAGCCTGTCATCATTCCTAAACCACCACCAATAACATCAGTTATTTTTTCACCTAAAGTAACTGCTTCAGGAATAGTATCATCTACTGGAAAAGGCACGGCTTGCTGTACAAATCTACCAGCAAGTCTTTTTCCTATTCCTATTGGGATACCATCATTAAATTCTTCTGGTAAAAATGCTTCTGGATTAATATCATATGAGTATTTTGGTTGTACTGGTGCCACATCAGGGTTTAACTCAAGAAATGGTTTTACTTTCGATTCTGGTATTTCATATTGCCTGTATCCTAAGTCAGAGTTTTCATCTTCTTGAAAAAAAGAATACGTTTTCTCTCCCTCAACTAAATCAATAACAGCAGGTTGATTTGAAATCAGTTCAGCGTTTGGATTATTTTTTAAAAATCTATCCTTCCATTCCTCATTAGGCAGTTGGTATGTTCTATTATTTAATCTATATGTATATTGAGACATATTTTATTCTTTTATAAATTTTGCAAAAGGCATATTTCTAATATCGCTTTCTGAAACATTAAACTTTTTTGCTAATTTTTTAACTGTTCTATCTATTTTACTTTGTTTAACACCAATACCCCAATCTTCACCTCTTAAAATACTTAATTCAAAAGAAGAAACAGGTTTTTCTATGTTATTAATTTTTATAGTAGTACCTCCAAGAAGACCTTCACTAGTAATTTCAAAATTATCTGCTTTTTTATCTATTAAAATTTGAGAACCTTCCATACCTGTTAATTCAGAAGGAGAAATGTTAAACTTTTTAGCTATTCTGTTAATAAATTTATTTCTTTGTTTTTCAGGCATTCTATTCCATCTACCTGTTTTATTAATCACATCCATTTCGGTAGGAGTTACTGTTTTTTCTATATTATTTATCCTAATAACATTTTTAGTTTTTCCTGCTCCAGATGAAATTATTTCTATAGGAGTTCCCATTGTTCCAATAGTACCAACTTGAGCAGTAGTATCTACAGGTGCTACAGTATTAGTAAACTTTTGAACAAAAGGTAAAGTACTATAAAGCCCTGGATTTATCTCCATTAAGCTATCAATATCCGCCTTATTAAAAGTTCTTACTTTTTCTCCAGTAGTAACATCAACTACTTCTCCAGTAAATTTATTTACCTTTGAATCTGAAAATCCTGGAATAGGTAAATAAACAAAGTCTCCCCCTGCGTCATATATTTGCTCTTGCTCTCTCCTATTTGCTAAGGCAGCAGAATCTATTGCTGATTGAATATTTAAGCTGTCTTGACCTGTTAAAGTAGGTAATACACTAGTAGTATCTATAGTTGTAGTATCCATAGGAGCTGTAGCAGAAGTATCTGTAGGAGACATAACTGTAGTATCTGTAGGAGCTATAGTGTTAGTATCTGCAGGAGCCTGCGTCTCAGAGCCAGGCATTCCAACTCCAAATAAACTAGTAAAAGGCTCTGTTAATAATTGGGTAGGGAAATTAATATTAGGCCCAAATTCTTGATAGTCAACAGGACGTTTAACGTTTTCAATCTGAGCTGATATGCTATTAAAAATTTCATCATCGCTCATTATGTTAAATTTATTTGTATTTATAAGTATGCCTCCTATCTTTAATGGGACTTTTTCGAAGTTCATCTTATCAACAATATTCAATAACTCTGTTTTTAGTTTATTGTATTGAGGAAGAAATTGAGGTGAAATCTTTCCATCTGGGTCTTTAAATTTATCCATAGCATTAGTAATAGAATTAATACTGTTTAATGCTTTAGTTCTTTCATTTTTTCTCTCAGTAAAAATATTTTTACCTTGATTAATAATTTTTAAATCTTCTGAATTATTAGGGTCTAAGTTATAATATCCCATCCAAAGTGGGAAGTCGTTGCTTTTACCAGTAATTATATCGTTAAGCGCATTTTGTCTGTTAGACTCTAAATTACTTTTCTCCTTAAATCCTTCCCTCAAAGCCGTCATTGAATTATTAATACTCTCACTAGTCTTATTCGATAGATTACTCTCAAAGTAATTATCTAGTACTGTTTTAGCCTCCTCGGAACCCATACCCCCTACTGCTGTTATAAGCGTTCTAGCGGTATTATTATTTTGTGTTAACTCAAATTGTTTCCTCTTTTGCTCTAAAGTCTCAGTATGCTGTTTTTCTCTTTGATTTAAAACATCTCTTTTGTATTGTGCATCTGATGCAATTTTTTGTTTCTGTAATTCAGTTTCTAACTCTGTTTTTTTAAAATCAGCTAACAATTGCATCCATTGAGGAGTTAATCTTTCAAGAGTCTGCCAAGGGCCTTTTCTAGGTTCAGTATATCTAATAGCCATTTCTATTCTCCGACCATACCTGAAAAAGCCAAATACCTAGGTTCTTCTATTCCTGACTCTGCCCAGCCCATACTAACTGCATACTGATAGTCTTCTGGAGATATCATTCCTTTTTCATATGCATTTTCCCAATTATATCTTCTATTCTCAGCTTCTTGCATCGCCTCCTCATAGCTTGATTCTTTAGAGAAATCTCCTCTAATAGCAGCCTCCATTTCTACATATTTCCCATACGTGGCAAGCATATCGGTATATTGGTCAGGAAGCTCTTCAGGAATAGCACTTATAAACTCTGTTATATCGCCTCCTAATAGCATTTCATAATCTATTCCTATATCTTTTAAGTCTGTTGAAAGACTGTCTGCTATTGTTTGACGCCCTATATCTCTAACATTAATAGCATCTAGATAAGCACCTAATAAGTCTTCCCTTTTTTCTAATGCTTCTCTTGGAGAAATATTTAAACCTGTAAACTGAGTCTCTGTAGGCATAAGTGCCGCTGATAAAGTGTCGACATCAGAACCAAATTGAGAGCCTAATTGTTCCATCTCTGTACCAAATTTTGTAATTGCCCTTTGATAATCTGATACAGGTAAAGTGGCAAATTCTGGAGGCTCAACATAATCAGCTAATGCAGGGGCTATTGTATACGCAAATTCATCTGGAGTATAATCTCCAGAAAATAAATTTTTATACCTATCATCAATAGTAGGGTCATTAAAAAAAGTTTGTAAAGCTTGCTTATAGTAAGGACTACTACTATATTGTGTTGGAATATTAAAAAAATTACTAATACTATTATTCATATTATTTTCCTTTTATAAAATTTTAAACGAAATCGTCCATAGGTACATCGTCAATGCCAAAGATTCCTTTACTACCTTTACCAGACAATAAGTCTTGTAAACTAGTAACACCACTACCTAAGCTATATACTTGTAAAGCTTTATCTACAGCACTCATTAAGTCATATGAAAAATCAGACTGAGAAGTATAGTCTTTCCTGATATCTCTTAGTTCGGCTAAATCATCCATTCCAAATTTTATTTTCGACATATCTGCTAGAGGTGGAGCCTCAATTTGAGTCTCTGCTACTTCTCCACCAAATAAAGAACCAAGTATGCTTCCTGCGGCTAAAAGTAAAGGATTAGTAACTTGGAGTGCATACATAAGCGCAGGAACTCCATACCCTCCTAGCGTTCTTCCTGCTGAAAGTTTCTCTGCAACATCTTTCCCATACGAACTAATATCTCCTGCAAAATCCTTCGTAGCTTCCATAGAGTCCGTCACGTTTCCTAACCAGGCAAGCTTAGCCTGTACTGGGCTTAAAAAATCACTAACTGTATTCATTGTTCCTCCTAAATAATTTTAAGTTGTTATATCCATTTTAAAAACTACTGTATACGCTACATCATTTGCGTCATTAGTTGGGTCAAAGCTTACTCCAATAATATTTCCTTTTGAAAAAGTATTACTTGATGTAAAAGCAAATTCATAAGAGGTGTCATCTGTTGTCATATCTACAGTAACTGATTGAGTTGCTGTAGTAGAAGGCATTTCATTACCATCAGTTCCTCTATGGAAACCTACAACAGTTGAACCGCAAGCTTCTTCAGACCTAAATATAATTTTTTCAAGACTACCATCATATGGAGCTATAAAATTTACATACTCAGGGTAACCTGTAGTTGAAGACCCTGATATATCTGATATACTACTACCAGCTAAAGGTATCCATTGTTTAGTTCCTGCAGATACTCCATAATTAAAACCTCCATGTACCACTATATACTTATTAGTATCTACATAAGCCTTAATTGATTGTTGACTTGCAACATGAGCTGCAGAATTTGAAGCCATATCATCTTCATCTTTTAAGCATCCACCTGTCAATCTTCCATCTGTCCTATAAGAAGCTAAAGCAACCCAACTACCAGTTGAGTATGATTGTAATTCTAAATTTCCACCATTTACAGCTATTAACCTCCATTTATCTGCAGCGTCATCTCCTTCATCTGCATATAATTCGACAGCGGCGCTTTCTCCTTCTCCCCCAGATACTTGTAATCCAGTATCAAAATCTTTTAATATAAAACTTTTTGTTGTTCCTGAAGAATTAGTAACCTTTAAAGTTACATCTCCATCTGTTGCTAAACCTGAACCAGTAACATATAATACAGCTGAACCTGGTGGTGGATTCCCTGGAATTGTTGTTTTAGAATTAAACTGTACAGCTCCATTTACATCTAAACTTGTCATAGGGTCTAATTTTCTATTAGAATCTCCATATCCAACTATAGCATTTTTTGATGCTATAATATTCGATTTAGCAATTAAATTCTTTTTTGCTTCTAAATTCCCTTTTCTTTTTAATAGCTTTTCTTTTGCTTTCTCTCTACTGCCTGCAGGACTACTTTCTAAAACTGCTTTATTTGAAGCTCTTCTTAAGTTTGATTGCATTGCCATTAAGCTACTTTCCTTCCACTAATTCTGTATTCTATAGCAATATCATTAATCTCTACTATCCCCTCTGAAGGGTTAGTTATTTTTAATCTAATGCTTTGGCACGTTAATGGAGATGAAGGATAAAATTTTCCTACTTTCCATTCTCCTAATGTATTGCTCATATTTCCTGTAAGATTTGTCCAATTACTAGAATTATTATTATAAGCAGAAGCACCATCTAATGCATAAGATACAGGAGCGGTCTGGGTAGAGTCTTTTGTTCTATAAGTGATATAAACTCCATACACTCGTTTCTTTAACGATAGTTCTCCAAAATCATAGTCTTTAGTTCTTATATCAATAGAATTAGCAGGCATTTTAAATCTTTCTACATCTAATGCTCCAATAATAGTATTAACATTATTAAACTTATTAAAATCAATTAAATTGCCAGATGTAACACTTGTAACGCTTAAACTAGAAAACCACCAATCTCTATAATTAACATAGCTAAGACCAGAGCTTTGACTTGCTCTAAGTCTTAACTTATAAGAACCTCCATCTCCTGTAGGGATAAGGTGGTAAGATATTATATTTGTAGGTTCAGTTACATCTTCAATAGTATTTATTGTTTGAACTGGGCTTCCAGATTTATATATATCAGTATAAAAAGTAGTTGGATTGTTTCCACCTGGACTAGCTATATAACTTATTTTATAAGTCTCCCCTGCAGATAAAGACGTTGGGATTGTATACTCTAGATATCCGTGCATAGTTTGGAACCACCCTTCATCTAAACTTCCTCTTTGGTGTCTATGGTATAATTTATTAGGAACTCCTATTTCAACAAAAACTCTTTGATTATCAGTTGGAGTATTAACCATAACCCCAGTATAACCATCTACTGTTTGACCGTATCCATCTGATTCGTTATCATCATTCATAAAACCAGAAGTTCCATCAGCTACATCTTGTGAAAAATTACCATTAACAACTAACTCTGTTCCTGGAACAATATCTGATAATGAAGCCCAAGATAAATCGTAGTTATGATTAAATATAAAATTACTTATCTGTCCTGTAGAGCCAGTTAATGGCAATACTGTATTCTCCGTTCCCTGAGACCAAGTGTTAGTATTAAAATCATAAATATAAGAAACAGAGCTATTCCCATTAGAAGTATCACTTATTATTAATAACTGCTGTTTATTTAATAAATACCCAACACTAATTAATTTGTCTTCAGTAAACCACTCTCTAGTAGCAATTTTACTTTTACTAAGATTTACTATATCTGAACCAAAACTAATATCTTCTGTGGTCGTGGTTCTTACTTCTCCACCTGTATAAACATAAGCTCCATTTTTATTAGCCCACATAATACCATCTTCACTTTCAACAACTTGACATGGCCTTGAAACTCCTAGTCCTTTGTGTTGAGATTCTAAAAACCATTGAGATGGTCTTCCTGCTACATTAATAATATATAGGGAATTACTTTTATAAGCTAGCAATCTATCCGCATATCCTTTTAAAACAGTATATTCTTCTCCATCTCCTTTAACTACATCTATATAATTGTATCTTGGAAAGCAATCATATGCAGGTTCAAACGTAACACCATTACGACTGCATAACCCAGAATAGTAAATCTTATCTCTTTCTACGAAACTTTCCCCAGTAGCAACTCCAGAAGTTTCATCATGATATAATTTACAATTAGCAATAAAAGCTCTTCTATTCACTATAGTAGAACTTTTATATCCTTCTGAAATTTTTAATCCTTCTAAACTGCTATCTACAGGATAGTCAGTCATGCACCCAATAGAAATTCTTTTCTCCTTTTCTCCCCATTCTGTTAGTGAGGTATATGTATCTAAATTTTTTGCAGTAACAAGAGCTACATTGCTAGTCATTGTTGCATTTGTAGTTCCACTTCCAGACCAACTACTATCTAAATGAGAGTTGTCTAGTGAAGCTCTAACACCTTTAGAAAAATCTATATCACATAATAAAACATAGTCTTCATTACTGTTAGCTTTTTTATAATATATCCTTCCTCCAGTTATTCTAGGATTAAATCCTGTTTTCAACCCTATTGAAACGTTTAAAGCATTATCTGAGGTTTCATCAGTTGCATTTCCACCACTATCTTGTATTGTCTTATCTTCAACTTCAAACATTAAAGACTCTTGTATACCATCATAAATAAAAGTAGCGCCTAAGTCATATATTAATTGAGTGCTATCTGCATTCATTTCTTCAGTAAAATCTAAACTACCACCAGTTGTAGCTTCTATTTTTACTTCAAACCCAGTTGCATTTCCGCTAGTTCCATCAAGGGGGTCTCCACCTGTCACAAAATCTATTTCAGTAGGGCTTTTAATATCATTATCTAACTCAAACCATCCGTTAAAATAGTAATCATCATTAACAGCAGAACTATTAAAAAAATTAGTGCTCTTAATGAATCCAAACCATTTATTTTTACTGGTATGAGATATACTAATGTTTGAGTCTGAGATTCTAGTAGCTTCATCAGCCGTATGATATATAGCCTTTAACACATTATTAGGGTTATCTGTGAGATTTATAGATTGACTCCAGTTTTGTCCACCTATTGAATAGAGATGTACTTGAGAGGTAGAGTCAGCAAGCATATACCAGTATTTACTTAATGAATTTTCTCCATTAATATCAATTCCTTCGTGTGTAAATAATTCATTTTCTAAATAAGCTCCACCAGTAGAGCTACCAGTATCATATAATCCTGCACTATATCCTGATTCAAATGAATAAAAACCATATCCATGGGATAAGTTATCCATAGCTATATAGGGCAATTCATTATTCATAGATAACCCCTTACCTATGCATCTAATGATTCCATTTTTGTCAAACATAACATTTTTAGCCATAGATAGCTCTTGAGGATTAATATCTCTAGGGTCTAATAATGTGTTCAAGCCTCCTTGAAATAAAGGTGTATTTAGCCTTTGTTTAGCCATCAACTACCTCAAAATGTGGAAAGTCATCAAATTTATTATCATCTACAAACCAGTTTATATTCCAATCTCCTCCCCAACGAAGCTTTATTCCTAGTTGTGATGCAGTTCCAATAACGAATCCTGCGAAGAGATGAAATCTTTCCCTATCTTCCCAATCGATAGGATAAGGTACGACATCAACAGCCCTACTAGGACTAGCATTATGCCTACCTTTAGGGTACTTAACCTTTGTTTTTCCTTCAAAATAAAGAGTATTTTGTCTAGTTTTTCCTCTATGACCCTCAAGTATAGAGCAGTCAACTGTTTTAATAACTTCATTAAATACTAATTGCAACCTCTTATCACATGTTTTTAATTTATCTAAAGATGATTTACTGAATTTAGCCATTATGCACTCGCTACAAATACTTCAATATCTACAGCATTTCCATTTGGGTCTATCAATATGCTTTCTAAATCATGCAATGTAGTCTCAATAGTAGCATTAGCGTCGCTTACTGCTACTGAATCGTGAGATGTACCCATTACAAAGCTTTGACCTGCCGCTAATAGTATTGTTGCTGACTCATCTGCAGCACTATCATCTTCTCCTGCATCTATTTGTAAGGATAGATTTACAGAATTGGTATCATCTAAATTGGTAACTCTAATATATTTTACATCCTGAGTATCTAATCCCAGTGATTCTATGTTATCAGAAACAGCACTTTGAAATAAAGCAATTGTAGTATCTTGACTTGCTGGACATGTAACTATTCTTTTAAAAATTTCATTAATACTAGCAATTGAAAAACTAGTAGTAGCTCCTTGATTCTTACCTTTTAAAGTAATATTTTCAGTTAAACTTACTGACATTGTTGCCGCTGTTATGGTACTAGCCATATGATTACTCCTATATTATTTTAACTACTTGCTACAAAAAGTTCTACGTCTACTGCGTTAGAACCTGGATAAACTACAAGACTTTCTAAATCAACTAAATCTGTAACTAAATTTGAATTAGCATCTGATATTCCAATTCCATCGTTAGGGGTTCCCATTATAAAGCTTCTACCAGCTTCTATTAATATACTAGCTGATTCATCGGCAGAAGAGTCGTCTTCTCCTACGTCTGACTGCAAACTTAATGTTAAAGGATTAGAACTATCTAAGTTAGTTAATCTTATGTATTTAACATTATCAATATCTACAGCAGAAAGAGTTCCATCTGCAACTGAACTATGAAAATGGATTAAGGTAGTTTCACTTTCAGCAGGACACGATACAATTCTTGTAAATACTTCATTAATGCTACCAATATTAAGCGTGTTAGTTCCACCCTGTTGCTTACCATTTAATATTATATGCTCTTCTATGTTTACTCTAAGAGTAGATGCTATTATTGTAGTCGCCATTAGAATATCTTCCATTTTAAATTTATTACACTTTTAAGTACATCAAGTACTTCTTTCATTATTTTCTTCTTTTCAGCAGCAGTTACTTTTTTATCAGCATATGCTTCCTCAAGAACTTTAGCTACATCACCTATTTCTTTCATCATAGATTTATATTTGGCCGCCATCATTGTGGCTATACCTGCTATGATTAAAGCAATTAAGTAAAATAGATTTGACCAACTAAAAAAATCTAACATATATTCTCCTATAATTTACCATTTGACTTTATCTGCCCAATAAGCAGCAGACATTTTACCTTTTTTAATATTTTTCCTATGACGAGCTTTAAAGCTTTTTCTTTTAGCTTTCATAGCTGCTAATTCTCCTTTCTTAGGTTTCCCAGCAGTCTTAGCTCCTTGCTGACCAAATCTTATAGTCTTTATCTTATCTCCTTCCTTTGCAACAACAATATGTGATTTTTTAGGATGATTAGGAGTTCGTTTAGGCTTATTGTACCCACTTACACCAGCCTTCTTTAGTCTAGAATCTTTCTTTTTCATCTACCAACCTTTTTCATAGCTAACTTGTGAGACTCAGTAAAAGTACTCCCCTTATTCATTAAAGAAACCATTGCCTTTAAATGCTTTGCAGTATGATGCTTACTGTGTTTTTTCATAGCGCTCATTTGTCTTTTATTTAATGAGTCTATATTAACTCCCTTAATTTTCATATTACTTTTCCTTTATTTTTTTTACTAAATAAACAACCTGCAAGACACCAACGATAACAGCTAGTACCCAAGGTATAACTTCAAAATATAATAACCCCATTGAAGCAACACTTTGTCCTGTTATTCTCAAACTATCCATAAATTTTACACTCCTTTAAAGCTCTGCATAACCTTGTTACACCAATCCCCATACCATATCTTGGAACGAAGTCTAATGATAAATAAGTATTTAATTCATGCATGACTCTTTCTTTACCAAATAAATCAAATAGCTTCTGAGAGTACTCCCCATTAGATATTGACATAAAGTTATCATACATCATTTGCCTGTCACTTGACCTAGACGCTGAACCTATTGTTTCTTGTCCAGCTAAAATTACATCGACTTTTTCATACAAATCGTCTCTATGGTGATTCATATTAAAGAAAGGATTTGCACGTTTAGGAAAATACTGAAGACTTATAACATCACCATAATCTTTCTGCATTTTACTTTCATGCTTACCTTCTATTATATCTATACCATATTCGAGGCATACGTGTTCATATAAAGCTTCACTTGGATTCTTAAACCCTAGATAGTCTAATAACTCTGCTTGAAACTTTATCATATCTTCCATACCGCCAAAAGACTCTATTTCAAATAAAGGAAAAGTTAAACAATGTCTACCCTTAATAGGATTAGGCTCATCACGATAACTTGTACTCATACAGTATACACCTTTATAGTGTTGATTCTGTAATATTTCATGTTCTAAAGTCATCTGAGACGATTGAATCATAGGCATTACTTGACCACCTATTTTGAAAGTCGCTACAGTACTAGGGTCTTCGCAGGCAGACATTATATTTAGTCTTGACTGCGCTGGAACCTCAATAAAACCTTTTTCTTTAACAAAATCTCTTAATAGATTAATAGCATAATCATATACAAGCGTTTCGTGCATTAATGCGTGCCTCCGTTTATTCTACCTTTAACAAAATTTAAGTCGTCAGTTATATCATTCATTTCTTGTATTAAAGATTCGTGCCTTCTATCTCTAATATCATCAGATTTATTCCATCTGTCAATTAACTTGATAGTAATTTGCTCTATTTCCTCTAATTTACCCATTAAAGTTTTCTGTAAAAACATTATTTGACCAGCAAATAAAACTACCATTACACCTATTGTACCGTACTCTGCAAATACTTCTACCATATATTACCTCAATATTCATTTTTTATTCTTAGTTTTAAAAATTTTATTATATTTCTTAATATAATCTTTTCTGCTAATAAACATAGGTCTCTTTTTATCTCCTTTTCCGTTCATATTACTGCTTATTGAGGTCTAACCCTTTGTTTATTATTGATAGAAATCCTTCTTTAACTAACATATCCAGACCATATCTGTCCACATCTATAGTTATTTCTGCGGAGCCATCACTTTTTTCAATAACTTCTAAAACATTTACCTTCATTTTATTTGATATGTAGTAAGGTTCTACATTTTTTAAACTAGTTGTTGTATTCATTATAACATATTAAATGGTTTTATAGTTCTTACACCACCTGTTTTATCTCTCTTTTTCATTCCAAATCTTTTACTAGCATCAATCCAGTTTTTTTCATGCATATTAGCCATAGCTATAGATAGTTGAGCTTGACCAGGGTCTTGCATTTTCCCTGCTTTATCCATATATAAGCATTTTTTAACATAATCCACTAATGATTTATGCATATTATTATCAATATCTGGGTAATCAGAATTTGATGTAACCTTATTAGGCTCAGACTGATAATATATTAAAATACCATCTGTAACAGATTCTTGTATTGCTTTCCATAACTTTCTTCCAGACTGAACACTTCCTGTTGAATTAGTATTACCAGTAGCATCTAAATTAGTAATTAGACAAAGATTATTTCCTTCTATAAACCATGCCGCATGCTTATCTGGATATGTTATATTACTAGCCATTAATCTGGCGCCTCCAACGCCGACTCACTTGTAACATCTGTGAGTAATAAGTTTGTATCAGTTAATCTTGGTATTTGTATATAATCTCCCTCACTATCCATTAAATATACTTTATCAATTTTATTTAATTCTAATTTCATATTGCTAGAATCAGTAGAACCATCACTTAAATCATACCACATTTGATTAGCGACAGTACTAATTTTAGCGTGTGAAACTTTTGTATTATAAGTTCCTAACTCTACCAAAGCATCATTTATAAGTTGCATTATATATGCATCTGGAGTGCCAGGAAATATTTCCTTTACTCTATTTGCTATTTGTTTAACGCTTAATTTATTTACTGCCATATATTTATCTCCTTATTGAGTAGCAGTTATTCCTTTTAATCCATTAATACTTTTCATATAGTCATCTTTTAGATTTGCTATAATAGGTACTAATAATTCTATATCTTCTTCATTTGCCAACATATATTCCCCTGCCTTTATAGCTACATACAAAACTAATGCTGGCTCTGCTTCATCTGGTAAATCTGCAACAGTACTATCTGTGTTAGCATCAAGATTAGTAGGATAATTAATATGTCTAATTAATATATCTGCAGAATTAGGTTTTACAGTAAGGTTTCCTTGGTCTCCCCAAAACCATACTGGGTCATCTACCGTAGCATAATGCAAGTCATCCTCATCCTCCACTCTTCCTCTCATATCAGGGCCAACTTGCCTGCAAGGCTTATAACCGCTAGGACTCATTCTCATTACAGATAATATCTTCGAAGTAGTCATATCTTTTAATGCAGTTGCATCTGTTACACTAGACTCTTCAGCTATAGAATCATACATATAAGGAGGTAGCACATTTACTATCTCTTTATATCCATTACATAACCAAGTATCTAGCCTGCTCTGTATTGAAGTAAGAGTTGTATCACCAATTCCTAATAAAGCTTGAACTTGTATATCGAATGCATCTACTGCCATTTTAATCCCCTAATAGGTTTTCTTTCCTTTCTTTTTCATTTTCTTTTTACCAGCTTTTTTAGCTGCTTTAGAAGGTCTACCAACTTTAGACCCATAAGTTCCTTTTCCGTAAGGCATAATATTTCTCCTTAATTTAGTTTTTGATTCATACTTGATATGCTATCATTTATTGACATAGTACTAAATTCTATATCACTTCTTTTACCTCTTTCAGTTCTCATCCAGAGATTACTGGTATATTTGTTTTGAGCTGCTTGCTTTCCGCAAATCCTACAATAAAACCAATGCTCTGGATTTGGCTCATCGCAATGCACGCATTTAACTTCTGCTTTATTCATATGTCCATTCCGATTTAGCTAGTTCTGTCATTATTTCACTATGGTTATAAGTAGTCATTCCACTAAAACAAGAAGGAGTATCTCCATTCCATTTTAAAATTGCTTTAGTTTCATCGTTTGTTTTTCTTAAAACATCCATACTTCTTTCAAGTGCATTGTTAATCATTTCGCTAGTAATATCGCTAACATTAACAATTACGTATTTTCTATTTGCAAATCTAGTCATTTGGTGTACTCTCCACGAAATCCGATTCATCAAATCCACTCATTGATGCATTATTACTATTTGCGCTCATATCATATATCGTAGTACCTGTAGCATTCTCAGTACCATCTCCCATGCGATAGTAAACTTGTAAATTTGTTTTTGCATTTGTAGTATTATAGTCAGCAATTCCAGTACCTACTGGCTCAGTAAGGTTAAGTGGCGTACCACTATTGTAAATCTGGCTTATTGCTGTAGCTCCAAGAGCTACATCCCAAATCCCAACCTCGTCTATTTTACCATCAAAAATATCATTAGTTCCATTTTGGAAATTTCCTATTACTACTTCAAAATTACCATAATCTGTTGAATTAGATGTGTGTGTAGGAAATTCATCAGAATCAGTTACAGATTTATTAACACCATCTATATAAATTTTAGCCCTAAGTTTATTTTGAACAGATACAGTACTATCACTCTGTGTTCCATCAAATACACAAACAATATGATACCAAGTGTCTGCACTCGATAAATCAGCATTAGTTAATCTAAGCCTACCACCTTCGTCATTACCAGAGCCATTTTCAACCCCAAAGTCCATCCTACCATCAGACCCAATTTTAGCATATGTTCTGTGGTGGTCTGACTCGTGTTTACCGAATAAACCGTTCTGTCCAGAAGTAGTCAAATCTTCTTGATAAACCCACATTGAAATTGTGAACTTTTGAACATTTCTAAGATAAGTATTTAATGTTCCACATTGAACAAGACTATCTGCAGCGTCAAACTCTAATGAGTAATTATTTTCAAATCCACCAACATATGAAGATGTTGAGAGACTATTTCGTAATCCTAACATATTAACCTAAATATGCTATAATTAATCCTGAAGCCAAGTCTATTGAAGACCATTGACCATATATTGTTACTCCTTTAGGTATCGTCTCTGAAGCCATAGTGTTTCCATTGTAACTGCCGACTCCATACCCTGTGGTTGTATCTGTTGGAGTTAAAGCATTAAAAACGGTATCTTCTAGCATTGTTATTGCAACAAAATTTCCACTATGTACTGCTGTGTCAGATATAAATTTAGCACCTAACTGACCTAGAGATATATTCTGAGATTCTACTACTGTGTATTTTGGAAATGCCATATTTTTTCTCCTGTGCTATAATGCCTTGCCGAGCTTGGCTATCTCATGGGCATCTTGGTTTTAAAATTCTTTATGAGATTTGGGGTAAGCCTTTTATTGACCTACCCCACAGTTCTCAAAAACTGTTAACCTTATTTATTCGGTTTAGTCATTATTATCTAACTCAATGTACTCAACTATATAACACATTGAACCAGCTGAGAAAGCTCCACCAGCGCCAATCGTTCTAAAGTGAACATCTGTAGCTGCCGCCCTATAAGATGCCGCAAGAGTTCCTAGAATTGCAGTGCCACCTAAAGCAGCAGTAAGAACATCGTCTGTAGATGAACCTATTCCTGCGGCTACACTTGTTCCAGAACCTTCAAGGCAATCAGCATCAAGAGTTCCTGTAAATTGAGTTCCCCCTGCCGCTGTACCTACGCTAACTCCTACAGTACCAGATGCAACTGTAAGTCCTGTATGAACTACAGCTGTCAGTCTTGTGATAATACAATTCTGAGGGAGTGAAATTGCTCCAGAATCAATATTAGCAGACGAAGCTGTAAATTCGACTATTTTTGACTTTATCTTAACCATACCAACATCTGGCGGTAAGGCCAAGCTATTACTATTTATATTTAAAACATCACTTCTCATTTTACACACCCTCCAAATTAATAAGTGCATGCGTTTCAGGAAGAGAAACCTCAAGACCTGCTTCTGTAAGAATCATATCTTTACGTAAATCTTCGTCAGCTTGCTGCACATTAGTTGTGATTGAGGTATCTCGATTTACACCATTACCAATAAGAGGCCTGTACGATACATGGTCTAAATCAACTAGTTGCATAAATCCTGCTGCAAAACCTCTAAATAAAGGCTCTTTTACAAGAGTTATGTCACCATGAACAGTTTCAATTTTAGTAATTTGATGTCCAAACGAACCTTGACTCCTATCAAAATTGTATGGAGCGTGAGTTCCCATGCTTCCACCTATGAATGTATTAGAACTTCCTAATTTATTAAAATGCGAAACCACTGGTAATGATGCTAACGCTAATTTAGAAGAGGTTCCGCCCCTTGCAGGGTCAAAAATTACTTCAAAATCAGAAAGCATATCATCATATGTCCATTCACCTGCTGTATTAGATTTGTAATAAGGCACTCCTTCATTATAAGTTAATACATTACCATCCGACTCAACATTACCATATCCTTCAGCAATTGTACTTCCAACAATACCATCTGTATACTGAATACCACCAGCGCTTCCTCTTTGTCCAAAAAGCATTGCTCTTTCAATATCAACTTTATGTTCTCTTAATTTAAGATTCCATAATCTATCCCATTCATCTTCATATCCACGATAAACTGTTGCCCTAGCTGTATTAGACATCTCACAAGCTGTTTTAAAGATTTGGGTATAACCATAATCATTATCTAGTTTTTGAGACCATACATCTGGAGAACCTGAACCTTCAGCAAATGATGTACCAATGACAGTACATTTTGAATTATCTGCTACTGCAAGAGTTGATGTTGTACCTGTGTGTGATATTACAGTAACCTGACAAGTTGTTTGTGTTGAACTTGATGTATTATCTACTGTGTTTATTCTTACGTTTGCAGTTGTTGGAACACTATTACCATCAACATCGCCAATAGCAACTACCATTCCAGGTATTAACCAGTCAACACCATCACCGCCTGCAGTGTCAAAAATTAAAGTGTCATCACTACCTTCAGCAACTAATGCTGCAACAGCACCTTTAAGAAGAAAACTTCTATCAGTCATAGAAATTTTTGTTCTATCTTCCAAAAATCGGAATTGACTATCCGTTGTTGGAACTTTTCCTACTTTTGACAAGTATACAAAAAATGGAGACTCTTCTGGAGCTAAATCAGCGACTCTATCACTAAAGTCATATAATCGCCTTGACGGAATCGTACTATCGATAACGGCACCAGGAGTTCCAAATTTTACTTGACCCTCATTATAAGTAGCCATTTTACTATCTCCTAATTATTTTATTTATAAAACATTACTTCGACTTCCAGCATTCACAACCTTTTTCCAAACATCATCTAAGTTAGATTTCTGTTCTGGTTTTGCGCCTTGCAGAATGCCAGCAGATTTTGGAATTGCTTGAGCTCTTTGAGTGGCTTCTAAATTTTCATTTGCTCCCATATTTTGCTGTTCTACTCCCCTGTTTTTTCTGTACACATCTACTAGTGTATCAATTGGAATTCTATCCTTTGGAGTCATAGCAAATTTTACAAATTCATCAATTTCTTTTGGGTCAGTCATTCCATATTTAGAGCCTAACTCATTTTTTAAGTTCTGCATTCCCATTTGCATTTGTAATCCAGCCATTTGTTTTTTAACTGCATTACTAACAAGCTTTTCATTTTCTTTTTGTCTGAGCTTGTAAGACTCAGAGCCTGGTCTAGAATACGCTTCCCAAGGGTCAAAAGAATCTTCATCTACTTTAGGTGTCGATTCTTGAGCTGGGGTATCACCTGAAAGCTTATCTCGCATAGCCTGAACTACATCTGGTCTGCTTTCAAGCATATGAGCAAGTTGTTGGAATTTACCATTTTGCTCTTTTAACTTTGAATTTTCAGCAGTTTGCCTATCATACATAGATTGAAACTTTTTACTTTCGCTTTGCCAATCTACTGAAGTTTCTTCTACTGCTTCAGGTTGTGCAACTTGCTGTTCTTGTATATTCTGTTGTTCTTCCATATTATTTCCTTTGATTTTCTCTTGTTATTTTAGTTTCACCTTATGATGCCTAAAAAGAGACGTAACCAGATATTATGAAACTTCTCCCCCAGCTTGGGGCATTCTATTCTCCATCATCTGCTTTTGAATCTTAAGTTCTTCTTTGGCAATTGCTTTTGTGACTGCAGTATCTAGTTTATTGATGTTTACTTTTTCAGCATATTTCGACTTTTGTGTAATATCACCAATATCCCCTTTAAACTTCTCAAGTTCAGCTCTTTGTCTAGCATGACGTGTTTCACGCTCTGCTGTCTGAAGGTCTCCCTCAAGTTTTTTAATCTGCTTTGATGCTGATTCCAGCTGTCCTTGCAACTGCATTAACATTCCCTTACGCTTCAAAACGCCTTCTTTGTCAAAGATTTCAGTTTTCTTTAAAACCTCGACATCATCTACCAAATTCAACTTATAAGCCTCTAAATACATATTGTATTCAGCAATTTTATTACTTGGCAAAGTTGAACCTGATATAATACGAACGTCATGTTGACCGATTGAAATATCGTTCTCAATTGACATTAATTCTTGTTGCTTATCATCATACATTCTAGTATTAACAGTAAATTCAGTCATATCATTATTAGGCTGAACAACTCTAAATGTTTTTTGATAAGTATAATGACCTTTAGCAAAGTCATATAAAACTTTTCCTAATCTAGCTAAACTACCTTCTATATCTCTTAATTTAGATTTACCTCTACTCTCTCCCATTTCAGATAGCATAGCAGTTCCCCTTACTGTATCTGGGGCTGCATCTTTAAATCCTTGCATTAACTCTGGTATACCAAAGTTTAAATCTATATAATGCTCAACTCTATCTATTAAATGATAAAACTCTGAAGCCAATGGAGATGGCTGTGGAAAATGTGGCTCACCAAATTCTGGGTTATATTCAATAACTGCATTTGGATTTGCCCAATCCATTTCTAATCTTTTAACATCATTAACACTTCCTTCAGGCACTAAAAGCTTTAAACCTGCTGAAGACTGTGCATGAGATAAAGTTAAGCTAAATAATTTATTTAATAATCTCTGAGAGTCTTTTACCTTACTAACATCTGACTTTGGATAAGGAGTATTTGTCCAAATATTCGGAACTGGCACAATTGGGTAACAATCAGAGTTTAATATACGTTCATAAAGTATATAAGAACCAACGGAGCAAGTTATTTTTATACGTGTTTGTAGGACTTCAACCGCTTGCACCAGCCCCTTTTCAAAAACTTCTGGACTTTGAGTCATCATCATTTGCATTTGCTCAGAGTCAACAATCTTTTCTGCTCCAGTCTGAGAATCAAATATCCTATAAAAAGGTATTTTTACTTTTTCAAAATGCTCTAATATTCTATATTTGTCGCCTTGATTTCCATAATCATAATCTTTTACCACATCAGGAGTAAAAGCATTCGCTGAGTTTTTCATTGAAGAATCTGGATAATCCTCTTCCCAGCTCATAGGCTCTATCTCCCCAATAAATTCTTCTAGGGAGGGGTATAAATCAAGAAGCTGACCTCTAGTAATAACTGTAGAAAGAATTAATGCTGTTGCATCATCATAGTATCTATCTCTTGATGCAGGGTCGACATATATTCTAAATGGGTCTACATAAGTGAATTTAACTTCACCTCTACCATAATCTGCTTCTGGGTCTGTATAAACGTAAAAATATCCAAGACCTGCTACTGCATAGTCATGAACTGCTTGTTTGAACTGAGTACTTCCATCTGATATATCCCAAATATACTCTAAAATCGTTCGCCAGACCATAGCTAAACGATTATCTGAATCTTCCCTCCCTATTGCTGTAAATCTTGGAGACTGGGAAGTTAATAAAGATTTTAACTTATCAACAGCAGCATATACTCGGTCAATAACAAAATCTGCCTGTCCAACAGCAGATAAAGCATCAGATTCTTCTGACGTGTAATGATTACCTAGAACAAAATCTATAGAATGTCTGGCTTCTGTATCCCAATCTTCTCTGGAATCTCTCCATCTTCTAAAAGTTTCTAAAGACCTTTCAGCCTTTTTCTTTTGTTCTTCTAAATTATATTCTGCTATTACGAACCTCTCTTGGTTTTAATTTTTTTTCTACTAGACTTTAAAGACTTGCTACAGCATTTATCTTTACTTGCTTTTGTCTCTTCTTTTTTTATAGATGGCGCTGGTATTTCACTTACGCCAAATACTCTTTTAAAGGAAACTAAAGATTTCTTTTTATTTTTCTTAACATAAGAAATAGAATCTTTTTTGGCGCTTTTAACAGAAAGACTATCAGCCCCTTGTAAGAAACTAAAAAATATTAAACCACCGCAGATTATTTTTATTACACGCATTTTACTCCCTATTATTAAACTATATATAATATAATATCAAAATCTCTATTTGTCAACACTTTTTTAGTCTCTTAACCCTGTTATCCAATTGATAACTCTCTTTTTAGAGGAAACTTCTAAATTTCTTTTTTTATTATCCTTAAAGTCTGTAGCATTAAACTTTCTACTTAAAGGCGCTCTTGAATTTATACAAGCATACCAAAGTCCATCTAGCAAGTCATCGTGTTTAGACTTAGGAAATTGAAACATTTCATCAAATAACTCTGTATGTTCTTTTCTTATAAACATTTTCTTTCTATTAACGATAGGACATAATAAGGACTCTATCCTGTCTTCTTTTTTAATTCTAGCTGGCGGCTTTTTCCCTCTTATAATGCCAGGCATAAACTTTTTATCTTGACCTGACAACTCTCTTACTGCATCTTTTATAACCCCCTGAGCACCTACAGACTCTACACTAGCTCTTTTTACTGGAGAATATCTTTTACAATACTCTAGTATATTACTAGGCATTTCATATAATGGAGAATGTTCTCTATAATAGTCAATTACATAGTAGTTTTTATCCGAATCAATACCAACAACCATTATTATTTGATAGTCATGCTTTTGACCTGATTCATAGGCTAAGTCTACTCCAACATAAACATTAATTGGGATAGCATCGTCTTTTGTAACAATATAAGCAAAACCATTATTCTCTTTAAATTCACCACTATAATTTTGCAGTCTATCTACTTTAAACTTTAAACTGTCAATATCACGAGCTTCATTCATATATTCTTGAGCATACTTATGAACAAGTCCCATATCCTCAAATCTACTTCTAATACCCTCTAATTTTTCTTTTGAAAAGTATGAAGGCCATAAGGCACTTCCATTTTCCATTGCCTTATGATAGATAACTTCCCAAGCATACTTACGTTTTTCTTTTTTAGCAGTTTCATATCCATCGTATATACTCTGTAGAAAAGAATCATAATGTACAATAGTTCCGATTAACCATACCTCTCCTTCCCTTCCTTTGGACTCTTCTAATGCAGGCTCTACTGTAGACATAACCCACTCTTTAATTTCTCTTCTTCTATCAGGAGTTTTAGTATTAAGTTCTGATTCAAAGTCATCTAAAACAATTTTTGTATATCTTAATCCAATTTCAGACCTACCACGCAATCTCTGGTTAGTGCCTTTAGCAATTATTCTATCGCCTTTAACAGTAGTAAATTCTTTTTCTGTCCATTTACTGCCTTTAATATCTCCAAAATAATATAATAAAGCAGGATTATGTTCTATATGTGATTGTATATATTTTATATGGTCAATAGCCTGTGACTGCTCCTCGGAGACCCAAGCTATAAATTCGTTCATTCCTTGTGGATTATAGTATAATTTATATAATAAAGCAGTTTTTGCTAATGTAGACTTGCAATGACCCCTAGGAAGTATTATACAACATCTTTTTTTATTAACGTCAAGTAATGTATCATTTAATTCAAAGTGATAAGGGGCAGGTGTACTTTTCATAAAATCATCTGGCAAAAACATTTGACCAAATGACATAATATCTCTACTACCTAGTTCTAGTATTCTGTCTTTATCTTTTAAATTAGATGTTATTACGTTTGACATTCCCAATCATTGTTAGGTACTTTTCTAAATACATTTTGATACTGAATAAAAGCAGGGCCTGCAACATACATCCACGCCTCTTTATCCCCATCATCTGTTAAAACATTTACTTTTTTTCTAGTATATAGTCCTCCGCCTGTATTCTCATAAGCATCAAATCCTCCTAATTCCCAATCTTCTACTGGATTTAATTCTACAGTAATTTCCTCGTCTTTATATGGAATTGCAGCTGGAAATGTAAAGTTACTAGCTAATATTAATCTATAGTCTTTAACCTTTCCTTTTTGGTTATTATAATTTCTTAATGTTCCATAAGCAGCTATATACACTATGCATCTCCCTCTATTTCACTTATACCTATCCATTCAATTTCTAAATTATTATTATATACTGTCAAACAAGTCATACATTGTATACTAGAAAGTTTTGATTCTTTCCCATGTTTAATTATAGGCGCCGAATACTTTATCATACTGTGATAACATATATCACAACGCTTATTGTGTAATTTCTCTTTTAGCGCTTGCAAGTTTCTTTGTGTCATCTCTGTTAATTGCATCTAATTGCTCCTGACTAAACCCTTGAAACAAAGTTATAGACTCTTGCTTTGTATTTTTGTCTTTCATACCAGCAACATCTATTAATTCTTTTAAGACATTTATTTTATCGCTATCTTTTGCATCTGGCTTTTCTACTATCTCTTTCATTTTTTCTAAAAGATATAACGGAGTAATCTCCGCTTCATTCATAATTTTATCTATTTCTTCTCTAATCAAATTTTTTATCCTATCCTGTTTTAATAATAATCTAGATTGTTGTTCAGCGTGTTTTACGTTATCCGTAGGAAATGCCTTTAAAAAAGATTCAACTAAGTCCATCCCTTGTGCAACATACTTTGCAAACATAAACTCTTTTGTTGTAGGCTCTTTTCTTTCTACAACAGTTTCCCTAGCAGTTAAATCCTTTGAACTGAAGGAGTATATGTTTTTACGCATTTCCCCCTTCATTTCAACATTGTCTTTACATATAAAAGAACCAATAACTGTTCTTATATATCTTACATTGCCATTGGTTAGTATTCCATCTTTTAATACTTCACATATTTGTCCGTCATCAGCAACTACCCAATCTCCTGTTTTACCTTCACGCCAAGGAATTAAAGGAGCATCGCTATCCTTTTGATATTCCTGCTTGTTTTTGTACAGTCTGTGAATCTTGCTTTTTATTCTTCTTATTTTCAATTTCTATTTTATTTTCTATGTATTTTTTAAGTTTCTCCCCATCTTTTTTCATTTCAATATACATACCAATAGTTGATTCTAAAGAATGTAATCGGTTAACAAGAATACCCATATTAGTCATTAAAGTAGTAATGTTTTGCTCATACCATTTTTTTGGTTTTTTTCTTTTTACTTTAGACATTATATTGGCACCACAGTTGGAGGACAATAGTCTTCTATCTTTTTATGTAATCTTTCAAGTATAGCAACATCAGCAATATTATGATGTAAAACAGTCTCTAAAGACTTTTGGTCGCCATAAGCCGCATTTCGCCATACCCTAGGGTCTAACTTGGTTTTCCCTCTTATACCCATAAACTCTGTTGCAGTTTTTAAAGAATTTGAACTTAATCTTAACTTAGACCTTACGTGATAATATAAGTCCTTATGTGTTACTTCACGATACATAGGGAAACGAATATTATTATCTATAGCTCTAGTCCTAATAAATGGGATATCAAAGCGAGTACCATAATATGTGAAAATAGTATCATAGTTATTTAATTCCTCACATAGTTGTTCTACAATCCTATTATCATAGTCTCCATCAAATATCTCTTCTTTTGTAATTAAAGCAGAAGAAATATCATTTGTATCTCTTTTTTTAATTGCCCACGATAACATAATACCAACATTAGCTTTTAAACTAGTAGTTTCTATGTCTAGGTAACCTAACTTTTTTTCTTGACCAGTAGTATAACTACTAGGCTTTCTAAGACCTAAGCTATCTATTTTCCTTGTTACAGCTTTATACGTCCTATTAAAGCCAGCTCGCCGCATTTCCGTATACAATACATACGAACTTTTATTCGAAGTCTCGTACGGAGCAAGCATCGCTATTTCTTCTTCAGACCATTTTGCCATTTTTTAGTCTCCTAATAATAAATCTAATTATATAAGCTTCTATCTTATAATATAGTTTTATCATTTGCTTGTTTTAGAATTTTTTGCTTTTTTCCATAAATAATCTGCTACACCTAATTGAAGTAATCCATTTGATACTCCATCTATTAATCCTTCGTCGTGACTATTACCAGTATTTGTAAGAATAACGTGCAAAATCTCGTGCATAAATGTTTCTACTGTTCTGGAATGAGTCATATCTTCATCTAAATAAATCTCACATTCCTTAACATCATGCCTACCAAGCAACATATTACCTTCTTTGCCTGTAGTTTGATTTTTCATTGTCTTTATACTGTAATTGTGTCCACCTATGTCTATTTTCATTTATTTTCCTCATCGCTATTGTAGTCAGCCCATACAGGTGAAGAGCCAGGTATATAAGTTACGTGAGCAGGTTTCCTTCTACTAATGGCATCTTCTATTAGTTTTTTTGCTCTCTTAACCTTACTTATATACTTTTCTTCTTCTTTCGTACGTTTTTTCAACTGGTATCCCTGGTTTTACTGTATTTTCAAAATAAGAACATTCCTCGTCTATAAAACATTCTTTACCGTGCATGTCGCTGTCTATGATTGTTATTAGTCCTTGCCCTTTGACATAGCGAATTAATGCACCAAGACACTTTCCTGCATCCCAATTGGCGCAATGCCGCATAGCCAAACGTTTACTACTTTTATTCATTACTGGTAAGAATATACATATATGTAAAATATAAATACAAGTATAAAATTAAATAAAAAAAGTCTTGACTTTTCAAGAAAAATGTATTAACTTATACGGAGGCAAAGCCAAAAAGTTTAAAACTATTAAAGCTTTAATACTATTAACTATTAATCTATGCGGAATTTTTTTAAATAACGCTTAAATTTGCTTAAAATAGCCTTTAAAGTGCAATATCCATATGTATACCAGTATTTTACACAAACTCTCCAAAAAACCATAAAATATCGCCAAAAACAACTATTATAGCGGCCATATCTGCAAACCTAAGCATAGAATTCAGAACTTATCTAAAAATTTTACAAATATTTTTCAAAAATTATAATTTTATAGGTCATAGTAAAAAGTTAAAAATAGTAAAAATTAGTTGAAAACTTGAAAAAACAGGGTTTTTATAAAAAATAGGCTATAATGTGTGTGGCTCTTTTTTGGGCATATGGCTCCCCCCTCTTATTGAGATTGAGAATCATTATCAAGTTGAAATTTCAGTTCGCAAAATCTCCCTGGCTGCGACGCTCCAGATCAAAAACTTTTAGATTTTATTCCCCCAAAGGATAACTAATAAAAATTTCTTTTTGTAGTTTGGAAAATTATCTTTAAATTCTCAGTATGATTAGGGCAAAAAATACTAAATTAACTATTGAGAACGGTTCTCAATTACCCCTAATCTATAAACCTGTAGAGAGTCCAATCTCTACTAATAAGATTGCTCTCTCTACGCAAGTAAAGGAAAGAACAATGAAATCAATTAATAATGTAGTTAAATTAAAATCAGACTCTTATAATACAGCTCTTGAACAATACAGAGTACAAGCTATGGATAACGCCGAACGTACGCTTAAAACGGCTGGTATTAACGACTCTAAGATTATAGAGCAGGCTAAAAAGAACGCAGAAATACAAGCTAGGAATGAATTTACTAGAAATTACTCCATAGCTGGTGGAAAGCATTCTGACTTTTTAACTGGTGAAGCAAGAAGAGTATTTACTCAGATAGATAATCTTATCACTGATTTCAACAAGCTAACCTCTAAAGATGGAAAGATAGGCAAAGGTAATTGTAATCTAGAGTTAAGACCTAATTTTAAGGTGATTACTCAAGATGACTCTAAGACTGAAGATGCTACTACAGAAAATGAAATAAAGTCTACAGGTGAATAGATAGTGCTTTTAATAGTAAACAGGATAAAAACAAGGGCTGGTATATTCTACAGCCCTTTTTTTCTACATAACCTAAAAACTACAGGAGGAAATATAGAAAAATGAAAACCCCTATAAATAATTTTATAGAGGAGAACACAGAATCTAGATTTGACATCACTCTAGACTTCCACGCAGTAGAAAATGGAGTAGATTATATAGTGGAGTTTGTAGAGGAGTTTAGAATACTAGATATAGTAAAACCTATTAAACGGAAAATGTCTATAGTTGGCGTCGACTCCTTGAGGGTACTTATAGAGAGGTGCAGGA